AATATCCTTTAAAATTATAGTTTAATTCACCTTTACATTTGGCTGATATTTTTTTCACTTCTACGCTTTTTATCGTCTTTACTCATTAGCGTATAAGCCTTTTTTATAGCGACACCTCGTTTTTTGTTAATGTTATATTTTTGTTTTTGTGTTTGTTTTGCGACAGAGGCTTTCTGTCTTTCTATCTTATTGACTTTTTCTTCGTCGCTCATGTTAGCGAATAAATCCTTAGCCAATTTAGATTTAGCTAATTTTGCTTCTGCGTTCATGTTTTGCTGAAATAATGATATTTTCCTAACTCTTTCCACCTCTATATTAGGGTTTTTGGTTTTTGTATTTTTAGTTTTTATTGCTATTTCTTCTTTCTGTCTTGTTGTTCTTTCTGTCATAGCATTCCTCGATAGCATAGCGTGCATTTCTTTTTCTTTTGGTGATAAGCTGTGATAGTGTGCTGATATTTTAGCTCTTCTAATTTCTTCTTTTTCAACCGAAAGTAATGACCTATTACCTGTATTGCTACCTCCACATATTATGTTGTATGTATCATTTCTACGAACAAAATCTTCATTAACAAGTTCTCGTTCTTTACAATCCATTTCTTCGAATGTATCATATGAGAATAATATTTCTTTAGTAAAATTATATATACGATGTTTTTTGATGGCTAGCTTTAATTTTTTTCCACTTCCAAGATAACCATCATCAAGGTTATTTGTAGAGTGTTGACCGATGTAAATCTTACTATTGATTAAATTTGTTGTCTTGTAGATAATATAATGCTTATAAATAGTGGAATCAGACATGCTGAACCTCCTTACTAGGTTTAGAACAGTTGGATGTTAGTGCATCGTGAACTGTACTTCTTATCACTATTTATATAATCCTTGATTTTTCCTTCTAGTGTGTTATCATCCTATAATGCAAACTATATATTTTACAAAACAAGAATTGAAATTTATGAATGCCGAGCACGTGCTTAGAGGCGATAAGGGCGATGGTATTCCAAGCATCAAATGTAAGGCTAACCACTTCGTAAATGAAGATAGTGGTCGTGCTCCTCCAATGAAGAAAGCTGAGGTCATGTTATGGCGTACATTAACAGGTCGTGCTTTGATGGCTGCATTACCACCTGAATATCACTATAACTTCATTCGCAATAAGAAATTGATTGACCTAAACTTTGCACCTGATTATATTACGCAAGGTGCAATTGATGCATACGAGAATGATGAAAGCAAGTATGATATGATGAAGCTTATAGCTTATTTCTCTAAGCATAAAATGCGTAGAATGCTTGAATATGTAGAGGATTTTAAATGAGGAAAAGCACAAAATAATCGATTCGAGCATAGTATGCTACTTAGGTTTATATGGTTTTACTCAAGATGTTATTGAAGGTAGATTGATGCTTTTTTTGAACTATTGGTTAAGGCTAATGCAGGGTATTATAATTCTCATACTGAAGAATTTTTCCTAAAAAGAGTTTGATTTATTAAGGAAAGATAGGACTGCAAATATTAGAGGTAGGGATTTATGTGTTCTATGATATACGCAAGTTCAAATGATAGACCACTTTGTTATGAAGCGATGTATCAATACAAGAGGATACAATAAAAGCTTGCAATTAGTTTTAGCCACCTTATAATACGCATATCGAAACATTGAACGGAGATTATTATTATGACTAAGAAAAAAACAGATGTAGTTGTTGATGGTATCATAAATTTAGGATATCATTCTATTCCTCTTACTAGGATTGTAGAGGCTAAAAAGACCTTTATTGTTGGTGAAGAAGTTTATTATGGAAACTTACACAACTGCATAGTTACTAAGGTTTGGGGTGACGGTAGACTCTATTCACTAGAGGTAGATGTGCCATATACGAAAACCGAAGAGTTAAATCGCGTAGAGCGTATAGCATATTGGTTCGACTTGTATAAGATGGACACACCAAATCAATTAGATGCTGCTAAGCTTGTTGAACAAAAATGTTACCTAACCTATAAACAGGTTAGAAGTATTGACTTAGATTCGCTGCATAGAATGTCTATTGGTTGTGGTTTCGTTATGAATAATGAATATCAGCGTGATTATGTGTGGAAAGATGCTGAGAAGGTTAGCCTAATTGATTCAATTTTCAAAGGTTTAGGTATTGGTTCAGTATCATGCATAACACACGAATTTCCAAACACCACTATAGAAGTAATTGATGGTCAGCAAAGAATCACGACTATCCTAGACTTCATGCAGGATGGATTTTCATATAAGGGTAAATTTTGGTCAGATTTAACGTTCCGTGATAGAGGGTTCTTTTCTAATACCCACATCACACAAGAGACTCATGAAGCGAAGTACCTAAAGAAATCTGATATCTTGCATATGTTCCTATGTGCAAATGTGGCAGGTGTTGCACAAGACGAATCTCATCTACGTATGGTAGAAGACAAATATAATTTAGCCTTAGCTAAAGGAGAATAGAATATGAGCGAATTAACAGAAGAACAACTAAAATATAAGATTCGCGTCTACCAGCGTGAGATTCAGCTACTAGAACGTGAACTACGTGAAAAGAATAACCGAAAGCCTAAAGAGCAATTGAACGGATGAAATCCACTACACCAAAAAGTCAATCAGGAATCAGATATTATGAGTGATATAACAGAGGAAGAAATAAAAGTGATTGGAGAGAAGGTTTATCCACATGAGAATAAGTCTGTTTCATCATTTGATTATTACATGAACAACAGTGCCAGAAGAAGCTTTAGCCCACTAACCAACAAATCCCATGCTTGGAAGTTGATGCAGTGGTTGAGAGCAGAGTTAGTATTGAGCGCGGTGTTGTTTGAGGAAAGTGTAGTAATTATTTATTATGCAGCAGAATCACCTGAAGCATTATGTCGTGCATGTTTAGAATTTATTAAGGAGTACCACAATGAGTAAATCAATCGTATTAAACGGCGTAAATGTATCAGAGCAATCGATTCTGGACGCAGGGTATGTAAAGAAGTTTGAGTACCCAATCTATATGCAGAGTAGGAACAGCGGAGGTATTGTTAGATTTACTGGGCTTAGAGAAGGTATCGTTATGAAGAGGAAGGGGAACGGGGTACTTATCCCTAGTGATACGCATAAAGACTTGGTGCCGCATACCGACACAGAGGTATGGACACCCTACCTACCCCATGAACATTTGAAGTTACAATACGCTGAGGACGCAAAGCTACACGCTAAACCTTGGCTGTTGTGGGAGTTTAAGAGTTTTGGTGATAAGTGGCTTACTGCCGATGTGCCGCCACTATGGAGGCTGGAAACCACATACCGCCGTAAAGCGAACACACCCGAGTTGTATGATGGGCTTACCGAAGCGCAATGGAAAGAGGTCATGGCGAAGGGTTGGCTTTGCGAGTTTTGGGATGACAGCATTAACCGTGATGGTTCACTGCAGCGTCTCAGAAACCTTAACACTTCCTTAAAATATAAGTTTATGAAGCTGAATAACTGTTGTTGGAAACACTGTCGTATCCATGAAAGCCAGCCGCAATTCGGTACAGGCAAGCGTCCAGAAGGGTTGGATGATGATAGCCTAGTTACGGTTCGTACCAAGGAAGGGTGGTGGGGATGCGTGGCAGCACGGGATGTAGATTGGACACAAGTTAAATACTGGCAGAGGTGTGGGGTGTGAGTGACATTACAGTGAAAGGCTTAAAGTGCATTGCCAAATTGGTTTATCCAGATGCAGACAACTACAGCGAAGTCCGTGACTTTTGGACAGGCAAACTTGCAGTAGATATACACACTTTCAAAGATTGCTCGCGTATCAGACTCCATGCAGATATGGATGCAGAGGTAGAGCTTCACCTTATTCGTTGGTATAGGGAGTGGTTAGTTGAGGCTAGGGGCGAATATAACTGCACAGACAAGATTGCTAGGGCTTTACTTGATGCCACAGAATCAACCACCACGCTACTAGAAGCAATGTGGAGGGATTGTGTTAAGGGAGGTGATGCGTGAAGTGCGGCGATTGTAGAATTATGATTGATGGAACATGTCAATGTGAGGATGAAAGAGAACGGGAAGACCAGACCCCTAAACAATACCTACAAACCGAACAAGCAGAAGCTTTGAAACAGGTGTCAGATGCAATGTATGGGGGTCTTACCCGCCAGCTTAGGCAAATACATCAATATGGTGTTATTAGGCAAATTGATGCGCCGCCACAAATGATAGCATATATGGAATTAAAGGAGTATTTCAATGTTCATTGAAACAGATAGTAAAGCAGCGAGATTGTGTGGGCGTGTGGTATGGTCATCTGATGGTAAGGTTTATACCCGTACAGTTGGTGATAGTAAAGGGCTGACTACGTTTACCCTCTCAAACAAACACGACCTACTTGCCACAGTGATTGCACTTGGTGATAAGCATAATGTTGTTATATACCCCGTCTATACGGACGATGATAGACTTCTTGGTTGGTCTTGGTGTAAGAACTCTAGCAAAGAAAATGGGTGTATAGGTTCATACATAGAAACCGTAGCATCGGCAGTGGAGTCAATATGAGTGATGAACTACGGAATGAAATAATTGATGCTTATTGTTTTCTAAGAAAAAACAACCAAAGCATATCAGATAGGGCATTGGACTTTATTAAAGATGCCGCGCTTAACGCACTATCCGCACTGACTACAGAGCAGGCAAGCCATGCGGAGCCAGTTAGATACTGGAATAATACAAGAGGGGCGTTACCAAACAGTGACAAGAGTGTCTTAGTCTGTAGTACACTAGGTCTTGTTGTCGAGGCGTGGTACGATTATTCAGTCCACGAATGGGTATGCTTTGACGATAAGTTTACATTGGATGCTTGCGAGGTTGAAGTGTGGATGGAAAAAGACACCGAGCCTCAGCCATTAAAGAGGTTGAGTGATGATGATTTTAACAGCATAGTGAAGACTTAATACGGCACAATCAGATACTAAAATGGGCAAGTTGTTCGACTAACCAAAGCTTGACCAAGGCAAGCCACCTGTGGGAGAGCCGAAGCGTGTAACTAAAACTAACAGGCACGTGCAATGTTAGTGATATGGAAATGGGCATATTGATTAATGCAACAGAGGAGTACCGCAATGAGTAAAACATATAATAAACTGAAAGAGGCTATTGATAAGGTAGCTGCGATTGATGTGGAAGGCTTTGACAATGCTTGGGTGTTGCATAAATTCGCCCGTGACCAAGCATTAATAAACATTTCATTGATTAAACCTTACACAGATAAGTATGCACTAATCGTGCGCTATCTGATGACAGGCGATGAGTCTATTAGGAAAGAGGTGTGTGCCGCTGCCAATGCTGCTTATAGTTCTGCTTCCGATGTTACGGCTTATGCCGCTGCCAATTCTATTATTGCTGCGGCTGCCCATTCTAATGTTGCTGATGTTACGGCTTATGTGGTGGCTGCGTCGGTGGCTGCTTATGCTTCTGGAGATACGGATTACTCAGAAGCAATCACTATGCTCAATGAAATGGTAGACGACTATATAGCAATACTTCCACAAGAAGAAAAAGCTAAGGACATGACAGTGGCTGATATTGAGAAGGCACTGGGGTATAAAGTGAAGGTGGTGAAATGAGTAGCAGGATTATCATAAACAACTTATCATCACTATCAGACATGGATGCGATGAATCGTGTTCTTGATGTGATTAGTGCAGGAAAGATAAGCAACAATAATACACAATACTGCTACGCCGTAGTATTTCACGACAATGTGCGAGTGGTAGCTAGTAAGAATGAGCGTTCGCATTCATTTAAAGTGACAAAGGAAGGTGATAGCCATGAGTGATGAACTAAGAAAGGCATTTGAAACCCTATCCCACTTTGACTACAGCATGAAAAAGGATGCTTGGGGAAGGGATGTGTACCAATCAGACTTCATCCAGTGCAAGTGGGAAGGCTATCTGGCAGGAATCAAAGCCCAAGAGGATGCACAGGCAAGCCATGCGGAGCCAGCAATGTTTGGCAATGCGGAAGAAATCCAAAATGAGTTTTGCAATCACATGCCAACAGCATCTTGGTATAAAACTGGCTTCTGCGACAAGCCACTATACACCCGCCCACAACGTAGGCTAACCGCCAAGCAAGTGCGTGAGTTAGTGACACCAATCATCGATGAGTATCAAATGGCGGCAACGCCTTTCATTGACTTGTTAGAGGCAGCACAGGACAAGCTAGACATACGAGGAAAGTGAACAATGTTTAGTATATTAAGTAAGTGTGTAGACATGGCGTTACAGCCAGCGCGTGATGCAGTGGATGTTCTTGACGGACTCACAGAAGGTGAGATAAGAGTGAAAGCAGCAGCGCGTTTTGGTGCTGATGTTGTTGGAGGAATGGCTGTTACAGAAATCATTAATATGATGGAGGTGAGTGATGAGTGAATCAACATTGGCGTTCGACAAGTGGAAAGAAGAAAACCAAGGCTGCATTGAAGATAAGGAACTATTTATGTGCATTTACAACTCACGCCAACAAGAAATAGATGAGCTGAAGTTTAAGTGTGAGTGCAAGACGAAGTTCTTAGAAGAAGCGGCGAAGGATAATGATGCGCTGAAAGCACAAGTTGAGCATAATAAGGCAGCTTATTCATGGGCGCATATAGAAGCCTTCGGTGAGGACACACTTGACCGTGATATGTTTAATACTTTCCTAGCCGCCCATGATGCGAAGGTTAAGGATAGATTACTAATGATTGTTCGAGAGCATAAAGCTAGATATAGAAGGCTGCAAGACTATGCGATTATCACTTGTATGCACACAGAAGATTGTGACTGCGGCGAATACGAACAAGGTCACATAACAGCAATGAATATGATTATGATTATGCTTGAATTAAATGGAGAATGATATGAGTGAGAACGTATGGTTTATGATATTAGTTGTTGTTCTTGTAATACTTTGTGCAGGCGAGCCAGACTTGCTTGATGCGATAATTAAAAACGTAGGGGACTATACATAGAAGCCGTAGCATCGGCAGTGGAGTCAGTATGAGTGAACATACTATAGATATGTTGGTAGGCAAGGTGAAAGCGCAATCTAAAGAGATTGCTGAACGTGCGGCGATTGCAGCAGGTAAGAAATGAAGGTGGTTAATTATGAAGGTTAATGTGAATTGTAAACATAATGAAAAAGGTGCTTGGTGTAAAAACAAAAGTGTTAAACGTTCATTGTTTGGTATTGGCGCAAGATGTTGTGTTAAGTTTGGTTCTTGTTCTGCGCATTGTGACCATGTAGAAGAATATATAAAACCATCTTCGCCACCACCACCATCAAGCAGACCGTAGAAGCCGTATGAGTGAACAACACATCAGTGTTGATATGAGCCAATTGGGTATCATTGATGGCGATACAAAAAGCATTGTGCTGTTTCTTTTGTGAAGATGCTACCGATATGTGGTTAGTTGCCAAGAAGGGCTTCGGTTCTACTATATTGACGTGAGGATAAATAATAACAGAGGATAACTAAATGATTGATATTACGATGAACTCATCAGACTACACGTATGCAGATGGAAACTTAGCAAGCGGCACACTTACCATCACACCAAACGCAGTCTGGGAGTATCTTGAAGCAGGTGTTATACAGACCGTAACGAAACGTGCTGTTGTATACAGAGTTAGAAACGGTAAGGTGGCTGACGCTTCAGGTAATCCAATAACCTTTAGCTTAGCACCTACGAGTGGTGCTGGGCATGATGTCCTCAATGCCGCGTATGAGGTCATCTTCAATTTTGGTAACCGTACATGGACGGAAGTATGGGATTTGCCAGCATCGCCTACATCGGTTGAAATCGTGGATATAGCAAAACTATCGACAACAGCTACAGCGACAACCCCAGTGGGCGCAAAAGGTGCGGCAGGCTCAACCGTTCTTAATGGAACAGTTGACCCAACCACTGAGGGTGTTGATGGTGATTTCTATTACAACACCGCTACCAATACTATGTACGGTGCTAAATCACTAGGTGTGTGGGGCGCAGGGACATCACTTATCGGTGCTACTGGAGCGAAAGGTGCTGATAGTACAGTTGCTGGTCCGCAGGGTGCTACAGGTATTCAAGGTATTCAAGGTGCACAGGGTCAATCCATTAACCATACTACTCGCACAAGCGGCACAGGCGCAGCAGGCACGACTGATACTTACACCGTATGGGGTGATGTTGGTGAGACTATTAACCTCGGAACATTCACCGTTTATAATGGAACTAACGGGGTTGGTTCTGGTGATATGCTCACTGCCACTTATGACCCAACAGCCGTAAGTGGTGATGCTTTCGCTATGGATAACATGGTTGAGGGCACACTAACAAAAGTGATGACCGCAGCAGAGCGTAGTGCAATTGCTGCAAATAGCGCGAAGGTAGGTATTACAGCAACCCAAGCTAATGCTATTGTGGCAAATAGCGCGAAGATAAGCTATACAGATGCAACAGCCGTAGCTTTGAACACAGCTAAAATATCTGCTGACGGCTCAGTGAATACGCATTCCGATGTGAATTTTACAACGCCTACAAATGGGCAGGTTGTTACCTTTAATAGTACCAGTGGTAAGTGGGAGAATGTTACACCAGTAGCAGGTATTACTGACCATACATTAATGTCTAATATTGGTACACAAACCCATGCGCAGCTAGAGGCGGCTATTGCTTTGAACACTGCTAAGGTAACATACCCTTCGGCTGATAGTACGAAGCTTGCAGGTATCGCAGCAGGAGCCACTGTAAATAGCATAGACGCAGTTCTACTTGCAAGAGCTAACCATACAGGCACACAACTGCTAGCTACCATCAGTGATGCAGGAACAGCAGCAGCTAAGAATATTCCAGCCGCGGGTGACGCAGCAGCTACGCAAGTTGTATTGGGTACAGATACAAGGCTAACTAATTCTCGCACTCCATCAGCTCATACACAAACTGCATCTACTATTACAGACTTTTCTACAGCAGTTGCAGCTAATACAGCGGTTTCTGCTAACACTGCTAAAGTAACAAATGCTGTGCACACAGGTGACGTAACAGGTAGTGGTGCTTTAACCATAGCTACTGGTGCAGTTACGCTTGCTAAGATGGCAGCAGGGACTACAGGCAATCTAATAACCTATGCACCTGATGGCACAGCGGTGGCAATAGCTACAGGCGCAGCAGGTGAAGTGCTAACAAGTGGAGGCGCAGGTGTTGCACCTACATTCCAAGCTGCGGCTAGTGGTGGCGGTGGCTACACATGGCAAGTGAAGACGGGTGCATACACAACAGTTGATAACGATGGTGTACTTGCAGATACAACAGCAGGAGCATTCACCAATACTTTACCACCCGTTGGCACAGCAGGTCAGAAAGTCATGTTCTTTGATGGGGCAGATAATGGTTCATGGGGAACAAACAATTTCACCGTCGCGCCAGATGGGGTAGATACTATCAAAGGTGTTGCAGGCAGCTTCGTGGCAGATGTGAATGGCGGTTGGGCAGAGTTCCTTGATGACGGCACGACTTGGCAGGTGAGAACAAGCCTTTCTGGGAGCGGTGTAGCTGCGCCTTTAGTTTTCCATGTGCAAGACCAAAAAGCCGCTGGCTCGCACGGGGGCGCAGGTGTTGCTGGGGTTAATACGCGAACTCTTAACACAGTGCTCACTAATACAATCACTGGTGCTAGTCTCGCAGGCAATCAAGTAACACTTCCGCAGGGCACTTATGATGTAACGGGTAGTACATCGGCTTTTATTACAAATGGTGCGCAATCAGTATTAAGAAACGTGACAGACAGCGTAGATGCCATTGTAGGAATGTCCGAGTACGCGAATGGGGCTAATACGGTAGCCTCAAGCTTAGAGGGTAGGCTAATAATTACCTCGCCCAAGGTGTTTAATTTACAAACCTACCTACAAACAGCGCAGCCAGTATATGGTTTGGGCGCATCGTCCAGTTCTGGCAAAGCAGAGATTTTTTCTAACTTACGCATCGTGAAGGTGGCTTAATATGTATGGACTAATAGTGAACAATGTACTTAAACAGAAGCAGGAAGCTAAAGCAAAGGGCTTTGTTACCATACCCCATGACGCGATATGTGGGCAGGTGACATTGGACGGTGGCGTAAGCTTTACTAATCCACCGCTTTCACCTGTCCAAATACCCACAGCATCGAGCCTCAGCTTACCCGCCACAGTCGGACTACCTTGATGCTACAGTGAAGGTCGATATCACTTTGCACTACACGCATAAAGAGATTGTAGCGAGACTAATAAGTAAATTTAACGAGGTGATGGTATGAGTGATGAACTAAGAAAGGCAGCAGAAAAAGCGTTAGTGCGGCTAGATGAGTACAGTAAGCACGTGCGGGAGGCAGCAACATTGTTCGCAGCTTGTGAATACCAAGGAGCTGCCTCGATGCGCTCATGGCAGGCTGAAATTGAGGTGCAGATTGCAAGAATAGATGTTGATGCAGACAACCTACGCCAAGCCCTAGCCGCAGCAGTAGATAGCGTTGCCATCGAAAACGAGGTGATGAAATGATTGATGATAAGTTTACATTGGATGCTTGCGAGGTTGAAGTGTGGATGGAAAAAGACACCGAGCCTCAGCCATTAAAGAGGTTGAGTGCTAAAGAACAGCGTGAGTTGATTACGCCCCTTATCAAGGAGTACCAAATTGCAGCAACGCCTTTCATTGACTTGTTAGAGGCAGCATAGGACAGTCTAGCAGAGTAAGAGGAAGCGGGTTTTGACTATCTTACATTGATAGAAATAGAAAAAAGCTTGCTATTAGATTCTACCAAGTCATAATACGTATATTGAAACGTTGAACGGAGAATCTACTAATGACTGATAGTGTAATAGTAAAACGTAGACCTAGAAATGGTGCTACATGGAAAGATGAAGAAATTGAAGATATGATTCTAATGGTTAAGTCTAAAGTTTCATTACAAGATATAGCCAAGGAGTTTTTTCGTTCTGAAAGTGCGGTATTACATCGAATCATGACAAATCGAACGTTATATAATAGCGATAAGATGTATATACCTGAAGCTGAAAAGTGGATAAATTCTCATAATTTCTTTAGTGATAAGTCTTACATTGATAGAAATAGAAATAGAAATAAAAGGTTGCAATAAAGATTTAAACGATTAGCATACGGTTATGGGCTTTTGTTACTAGATAAACCAATAGCGCATCAAATAAAATGGTAAGGTGTGAGGAAATTTGAACCAGCTAGTACCATAAGACTAGCATTATATCAGGATGAAGCTTTTTTTGTTTTGTGTTCTTTTTCCAATGATATTTACAATGAACCTAAGAGTCCAATAAACGGATGACTCAAGGAACAGCAACAAAACCACTAGATACCATGGCATATGACGTGAATTTTCTAGAGGAAGTCTGACGTAACCATTCGTCGTTGATAACTGTTTGTCGAAAAACTCTTTTGCGCCTTTAACTCAGTTGGTAGAGTACCACACTTTTAATGTGGGAGTCGATGGTTCGAGTCCATCAAGGCGCACCAATTTACAGTAGTAAAAATGAAAGAAGTGTTGAAAATAAATATGTGAGATATAATAATTATGATAAAGTCTGATGATGTAGTAGTGCCAAACATTAAATTAGTGGTAGGTGATGGTAAGCCACTAACCAATGCTGCAATACCTGTACGTTGGTGTCTGAGTAAAGCAACACTAGAAAAAATTGCTAGTGAAGATGGCGAATCTAGTGCACAAATCATTATTGTTGCTATGGATGACAGAGGCTACCAACATCGTACAATTGCACCATTGAGTCAAGGTATGACTTATATTAATCTTAATCGTGCAGGAATCAACAAAATCCATGCATTAATCCTGTATAATCCTAAATATGATTACAGCGTAAAAGCGATAAAAGACATGTATTTGTCTAAAGAAACAAGAAATCATTTCGAAGCCTGTCTTATAGTCCATGACGATGTGATTAGTCCTTATTCAAGTACAGTATGTAGCTACATCAATACTAACCATTTTGTTAGTATTGATGTTCCAATTGAGTTGTTTGGTAAAGAACCGCCTGAATGGTTGAAAGGTCTAGTCAATACTTGGCAAGATTCTAGTATGGATGACCAATGTTCGTGGAGGCGTAGAGTTATGTTCTTTGCCTTTGTTAAGAGTTGGGTCATGCTAACAGTTGCTGTATTGAGTTATATTTTGCATACTTTCCTAGTGGTGTTCATGGTGTTCATTGGTATCCGACCACATAAGATGGATTATTCCTTCCTGAAAAGACCTTTGTTATCATTGGGAAATATTAACGAATTTTTCAGTGACATTCCAAGTTTTAACCATATCGTATACGACAAAAAGCATCAGTTTAAATTATGGCGTATGTTGCTAGTTCCTGCTTATGTAAGTGTATTGGTGTTTATTGGTGATATGTTATTAAATATTCCATGGTCTTTAGATAATGTTGTGATGCTTTTATATATGATGGGTGCATCTTTAGCTACTCCTTTTGTATTAATACTAGGTGTGATGTATGTTGTTAATAACTTTAAGTCTGTTAGAAGCTTTGGTTCATGGTTAAACAACAAATTAATTGCACCTATCATTAAGTGGGATAATGAACGCAAACTTAAAGCGACTATTAAGTATAATGCACTCATGAAAGAGCGATATCTTGAATCAGTTAGCTACTTGTCATGCATCAATAACAGTGAAGCTTCAGTATGCTTAGTACCAAAACAAAATATGACTATGAAGTTACGCTATGATGCAATCAAGAATAAAGTATGTAAACCAATGATGCGGTAAAAAAGTTTGCGGTGACTCGCATAGGGTAATGTCCTACCATTATGGTATTCATACACGCCATTAAAAAAGCATTAGTATGATGCATTGAGAAACGTTATAAAGGAAACGTCCACTGGGTCGGTACGCACTAAACCTAAGTCAAAAATTAGCGGCGAGATAGGCTACATGAGCTTATCGAAATGTGATGCGACATTGGGGGGTATTAAAATCTTCAATGTCGCATCATTATTAAAGGGCGAGTGGCGCAATTGGTAGCGCACTCGGCTCATAACCGAATGGTTCTAGGTTCGAGTCCTAGTTCGCCCACCAAATTAATGAATGGAGAATAACATTTCGAGGTATTGATAAAAAGTTATAATTATGAAATTTGGGTTAGCTTATTGACAACCTGACGAAAAAGGGTAAGAAAAAGAATAAAGGTAATAGAAAAAAATAAAAGCTTGCTATTATAAATCATTCAATTATAATACACATATTGAAACATTGAACGGAGAATATTAACATGGAACAATTATAATACACATCGTACAATATGCGCTTGTAGCTCAGCTGGATAGAGCATCGGATTTCTACTCCGAATGCCGTAGGTTCGACTCCTACCAAGCGCACCAAACATATCATACCAAAATACTAGATGGTTTGAATATATTAAAATGTTGAAATTCTAGTTAAATTATATTGAGGTAAACTAAAATGCCAGACTTTAAAATCTTTAAGAAAGCAGTACAGAAACAATTTCTACATATGGAACAAACAGGCGAACTATTTCGTGTTGATTTGGATAAAGATGCTATGTGGGATTTATACCTAGCATCATTCCCTGAAGGAACTAATCCAATGTTCCGAGAAAAAACCGAATATGACTGTAATTGTTGCAAACAATTCATTCGTGCTATTGGCGATGTTGTCATTATCAGTGGTGGTCAATTATATTCGATTTGGGATATTGATGTTGATGGTACATTTAAAGTTGTATCCAATGCATTATCAGAGTTCGTCAAGTCTCATAAAGTCGGTAATGTATTTCGTCACTATGAAAAGAAGGTTGGTACAGATTTCAACCTACAACATGATGACCACTCAATTCGATGGGAGCATTTCTATATACAGATTCCAAAGGGTAAATATGTCATGAAAGAAACCGACATTGCTACTAAGTTAGGCGAGTTCCGTACATCCAAAGAAATGTATATGCGTGCTTGTGAAGAAATTACACAAGAATCTATTGATACTGTCATTGAGCTTATTGAACAAAATTCGTTGTATCGTGGGGAAGAACATTTAGCAAGTATCCAAAAATTTGCTGAATTGAAACGTCCATACGTTAATCAGAAATCACCAGAAGCAAAAGATTTGTTTGCTTGGTCTATGGCAGCTACACATAACATGGCATTGCGTTTTCGTAATACTGTTATTGGTACTCTTGTTGTTGACATATCGAACGACGTTCCATTGGATGAAGCTGTGCGTATGTTTGAAGCTAAAGTAGCACCCGCAAACTACAAACGTCCTACAGCAGTGGTGACCAAAGGTATGATTCTTAAGGCACAAGCTAAAGTTGAAGAATTGGGTATCATGGATTCATTAGCACGACGATATGCCACCACAGAAGATTTAACTATCAATAACGTGTTGTTTGCTAATCGTGATGCTAAAACTGTTATGGCTAAAGGTGATGTGTTTAGTGATATGATGTCAGGCGCACCAAAACGTAAGGCGAACTTGGATAAGGTTGAAGAAGTTTCGATTGCTAAGTTCATGAGCGATATTTTGCCTACTGCTACTAAGCTTGAAGTGATGTTTGAGAATAATCAAACACAGAACCTACTAAGCTTGATTGCACCTACACATTTATCATCCACAAACATCTTGAAATGGGGTAACAACTTCACTTGGTCTTATAATGGTGAAGTGACTGATTCTATGAAGCAAAATGTTAAATCTGCAGGTGGTGATGTTGAAGGTGTGTTACGATTCTCTATCCAATGGAATGATGAAGGTAATAACAACATTGACTTCGATGCACATTGCCAAGAGCCTTGTGGAAACCGTATCTATTATAGGTCTAAGCATAATTCACTAACATCAGGTAAACTTGATGTTGATATTATCTCACCAGGTGGTAAAGTTGCAGTTGAAAACATTACTTGGTCTGATGAAGGTAAGATGAGTAAAGGTAAGTATGTCTTCTCGGTGAAGAACTATTCATCATCAAGAAGTAATGGTGGATTTACTGCAGAAATTGAGTATAATGGCGAAGTCCATAGTTTCACATATGACAAAAACTTGAATGGTGATGAAATTATTGAAGTGGCTGTTGGTAAATTGGGTAGCGGTAAGTTCGAAATCCAAAAATCAATACCATCATCAACATCATCTAAAACCGCATGGGGTTTGACTACTAACGAGTTCCACAATGTATCCATGGTGATGAACTCACCTAATCATTGGGATGGTGAAGAAACAGGCAACAAGCATGTGTTCTTTATGTTAGAAGGTTGTATGAATGAAGGCACACCACGTGGGTTCTTTAACGAGTTCCTGAGTGATGAACTAACAGAACATCGTAAGGTGTTTGAAGTGTTGGGTAGTAAGATGCGCGTAGAGCCATCAGAACATCAGCTAAGTGGTTTGGGTTTCTCTTCTACTAAGCGTAGCCATGTGATTGTAAAGGTAACAGGAAGCTTCACACGTATCGTCAAGGTACTATTTTAATAAAAAGGTAATAGGAGTAATTACTATGTTTGAAAATGCAGCACGATTGAAATTACGGTTTAATACACCTGTAGGAAATTTGTCAGTAGAAGATTTATGGGATTTGCCACTAACCAAGCTTAACATTGTGGCACAAACCATTCACCGTGAAATCAAAAATGGTGAAGAAGAATCTTTCATCGCCACACCTACAAATAAAGATACAGTTTTGGTATTAAAGCTTGATATCCTGAAACATATCATTAAGGTTCGTATGGAAGAAAATGCAGCTAACTTGGCTTCAAAAGCAACACTTGCTAAGCGCGAAAAAATCTTGGGTCTTATTGAGAAAAAGAAAGATGAAGACTTGGGTGATTTATCGGTTGAAGAGTTGGAAGCACTTCTTTAATTAGAGTGTAATTTTAACAAACCCACGCCAAATTAATTTGGCGTGGGTTTTTTTTGGAGTTTGTTAAATGGATGTTATGTATATAGAAAATGTTATTAAAGAGTTCATCGAGGATAATAATGATGAATTATTAGGTCAGATTGCATCAATAGATAATTTGCTTAGAATCCAAGATAAGTTCGATGTATGCCTAAAAGCTTATGAAGAACATGGTATTATGTTAATCACGGATAATAATGAGGAAATTCATAGTGTTCGATGTATGTATAAATCAGATGCAGGTGATGGTATAGTCGTGCACTTTGAAGTGAAAACAAAGAAATTGTTTATTGCTGAAGTAGAGAAAAAATCAGATAAGCGTATTGCTGAACAACTAAGTTTACCTTTTAGGTCAAAATCTATCTGACCTAAAGCTACCAACACACCACGAATTGTATGAAAAGCTTCTGCATAATGATGAAGATGCATTACATTTCTTTGATGGTATTCAAGTTGATGATTTTAGGGAAGATGCACAACAGCTTATTACTCATTGGATACTTTGGAAGTAGATAAGAATAAGGTATCATAGCGACGAAATAAAAGCTTGCAATTGATTTCAAGATTGTCATAATACGCATATCGAAACGTTGAACGGAGAATATTATTATGATTAACATTAAAAACATCGCATTGGCATCTGTAGTAATGATAATGATTATCGCTGCATTTGAAGCACTACCTGAATATGTAGAAGTTTATGTATCTTACAATACAGGAAAATGTGTAAAGGTATTAAGCGAACATAATAATTGGTCATGCGATAACCTACCTGAAAAATACACACAGATTATGGTGAAATGATATGAGCGACTTACAAGCAAAATACACACAACTATTAGAGGTTCATGATAATCTTAAGCTTCTCTTTGAGAAATTAATAAGTGCATCCGAATCCGTACTTGTTGTTTATCAGGATATCAACCCAAATAACGGTGTTTCCTTAACACAAGTTCAAACACTACACACAACGATGAAACACCTTCATAAGGTGACTAATGAATGGCCAGTAGATACATCAGAAAAATTCAAAGCTGACATTGTTAGTGCTATCGTACGTCTAAATGACACACATCAAACTATCACTATCGAAAATATCAATAAGGTACTCTATGAACAAAATTAGAACATATACACTTGCATTATGGCTTGAGTTTGTTAATCTTTGGATATTTAGACCATGGGCATTTACCGATAAAGATAATGTTCCAATCAAACCAAAACCTAAAGCAAGACGGAGAGTTACCTAATGACAGATGATGCTCAATACCTAGTATATCGTCTAGATTCACACCCAAAACCTAATCGCGTATTTTATGATAATAAATTTAGAACTAGACAAAAAGCTAGATTGTTCTGTAGGAATCGAATAGGTGAAGAAGGTTTGACTATCGTTCATCCTGATGGAACAAGAGAGGCTTATTAGATGGGAATCGCCTTAATTACAGACTATGACCTTGATGGTTGTGGTTCAACTATCTTTGCTAAGAAGAATTGGAATTTTGCAGAAACTTTTGCACAAGGATATAAGAAAACCACTCATAATCTTGAGAAGGTTAGTACAGACAATGCAAGTATAATTTGTGCTGATATTTGCATGACACCTGAAGAAATCTTGTATATTAGAGAAAAGCATAAGTGGGTGATGTATTTTGACCACCATCTTAACTCTATACCATACCTAGATGAGGCTACAAAGCACTTTAATCCAATAGTAGACCTGAAACGATGTTCCACTATGATTATGTATGATTATGTTGTTAGTGCAGGCTACATGCCTTCTGAAGAAGAGACTATGTTAGCCAAGCTGATTAATGTATACGACTTATGGAAAACTGATGACCCATTATGGGATGTTGCTTATAACCTGAATATCATCTTTTGGATGTATGGATTTTGGGATTTTGAAAAACGATTTGAAAATGGGTTTGATGGTTTCAATGTAGAAGAAGATAAGCACTTAGCAGTATTTTGGGCTGAGTCGAATGATGCAATGGCGAAATGCGCTATTGAAGATTTATCAAATGATGCTATCATTATCGGACTACACGAGGCACGCTTCATGACGGAGGCTACGTTTTATTTTGATACCTATAAATTGTTCTTCATTGTGTATGCAGATAAGGATGGTGATTTAAAGCTATCTATTCGTGCAAGGGATGATAGCATTGACGTTAATGAAGTATTGTCTACATTCAATGACCATCATCATCTAGTCAAGTCTGCAGGTGGTCACAAGCAAGCATGTGGCGTGACTTGGAAAGACCCAAGCATACAGCTAGATGAAATCATGGACTTCATTAAAAATGAATTATGGGAGAGATTTTAAGTGGGAATATTTGAAGATGATGAAGACGATGAAGATACATTGGTGATTGTTGCGCCTGAAATTGTACTTAGGACACTGACACGTTCAGAGTTTTCAAGTCGTGTCGAAAGTATTTTCAACACAAAAAACACCACATACCTAACTGCAGTGTATGAAGCATGTGAGGTTTTTTGTGTTGATTATGAGTCAGTGAAGAAATTCCTTAGTAAAACATTGCTACAAAAGATTACCATTGAGGCTGCGTCAGAAAACCAACTAAAACGTGTTTTCTGTGAAAAAACTACGTCACTAATTTAGGTGTCGGCGTTTACAGCTTACAAAACGTATTGTGGCGTGGTAGCACACTTTTCAGGGTCATATGACTACATTAAGCAAAGGGGTGCAACACGTCAAAATTATAACCACTTCAAGAAGCGTAAAGATAAACACTTCTTTAATAAGATAGCAAAAAAGTATAGAACCAATGAATACTGTGCTTTCTTTGTAGCCAATTTTGCTGAACGTAAAAGTTGGATTGGTGATTTGGTTATGGATGAAGACGCACACGAAGTGTATCAAGGATGGAAAGGTAAGATGCAGAATCTTACTTATCATGTTACTACAGAAATGCGTGCAATCAAAAGATTTATCGACAGCAAGGAAATGAGCAAACAGGAACTGTTTAAGTATGATGGCAAAAAGCTACCCATAATAATGAGGTTGACTATGCAGAATATCATATCAAAAGAAACGTTCCTAGCCATGAATAGAGCACTTCATTTTGTTGACTATTTCGATAAAGTTTGTGGGGAAGATATTATCTATAAGACCCACATAGATATTCTCAAAGATTACGATGCGTTTTTAACGTTCCGTGAAGAGGATATCAAACAGGACTTGCTATCAATCTTTAAAGATGCTAGCAAGGATGTGTAGTAAAATACAACTAATACAACTAATACAACTGAGGATACAACTATGGGAAGCTGGAAAAAGAATAGAATGAGTTTCGATGACGTGTCGAAAAAAGCTGAGGCTGAAAAAAGCAGTGGCTTTGAAAAAGATGCGCGTATGTGGAATTGCCACAAAGAAGAATCAGGTATTGGGTCGGCTGTAATTCGATTCCTACCACCATCTGAAGGCGAAGAATCACCATGGGCTAAGGTATATTCCCACGGTTTCGAAGGTCAAGGTTGGTTCATAGCGAACTGTCCTACAACATTGGGTAAAGAATACGATTGTCCATTGTGTGAAGTAAACCGTGAAATGGTAGAAACCAATTCACCTGATAGTAAGTGGAAGATGTTGCCTGACCGTTTCAAAACTATTGTTCGTGACCGTAAGCGCAACTTGTCTTACTACTCTAATATTTTGGTTATTGAAGATAAGGCACATCCTGAAAATGAAGGTAAAGTATTCATCTACCGTTTTGGTGTTAAAGTATACGCTAAAATCATGGATGCAATCAGCCCTGAATTTGCAGATGATGTTGCTATCAACCCATTCGACTATATTGAAGGCGCAAACTTCCGTTTGAAGATTCGTAAAGTTGATGGTCATGCAAACTATGATTTGTGTAAATTTGATGATGCATCAGCATTGTTTGATGGTGATGAAGCTAAATTGGATGCGTTGTATGCCTCACAGCATTTACTTGCACCACTAGCAGCACCCGACCAATTCGACGAATATGCTGATTTGAAGAAACGTTTGGATAAAGTGCTTGGTCAGAAAACAGCACCTATTGTTGATTCTGTGGACGAAGAAGAATCTCCTTGGAAAACCGATGATGCTGCTGTATCTGATGATGAAGATGATGTTGAAGTAGAAAAACCTGCTAAGAAAGTTGCTAAGAAAGCAACTAAGCCTAAGAAGGTAGAAAAGGCAGTAGAAGAAGTTATTGAAGAAACACCATCTGATGATGATGATGTTGATGACGCTTTGGACTTTTTCAACAACCTAGAAGATGATGACTAATCGTTAAGTCTTCAAAATTAGAAAGGGTGGCTAAAATAGCCACCCTTTTTTTGTTTTGGTATCATTGTATACATTTTAATTAAAAATGCCTTGGTGACCCATAGAACAGCCCAGAAAGTTACATTGCACCTGACATGTTAGCTGCAATGAATGATGTATCACTGTTTGCTAGATGTGGTCGTTGTCTGATAGTCGTTGTGGCATTATTATTGACTACCGTATTACTTGGTGCATGTACAACACTATTTCCACCTGTAGGTGCTACTGTAGGTCTATCAAGCTTACGAACTTCAGCACCTGTTGAAGCTATTGCATCTACTTTACGTAATGATGTAGTTTTAACATTATCCTTATTCGCCTGTTTCATCCTCAACATCTGTAGAGTCTCTTTCAGTCTACCTTGTGACATCGCTGCTTTAGCTTCTTTTGGTGTTGCACCTGCCTTCATCAAAGAATTAAGATTTTTCAGGTATGTGTGTTTCTTTTCTTTATCATTATCAGCTTCAGTTTTTGGATTCAGCATACCATGTAGTAAGTTGGCTACTTTTCCACTACCATCTTTATTGGTTAGTAGATTATCATTGATTAAAGCACCTGCACCATAACCAACAGCACCTGCAGCACCTACAGCTAGACCTGTTGCACCACCCAATAATGTTGCACCACCTCTTAGTGCAGCACCACCATATTTAGCACCACCCTTAAGCATTTTACCTAAGAATGAGCCTTTCTTTTTAACAGGTTTAGGTGAATCTTTCTTAGGTGGATTACTTCCATCCTTTGTAGGTATAGGAGCATCCGATGAACCAAGATTAACACCAGGAATTAATGATGCCATACCTTTGAGTGCAGTTGGAACAAATCGCACTAGGGAACTCACAGCACCCACCAAAGGACTTAAAGCCTTCAATGCGATAGTTGCTAAGCTACTTCCTAATACAAACCCTAGAAGCTTCACAATCAACCCTAATGGGTTAGAACCTTTAGCTTTAGGCTTACTGACCTTTGATGCCTTGTTGATGATACCACTATTAGCTTCTCTACGCTTTTCTTCATCCATCAGAGTAGGTTTTTTTGGTGCAACGATAACAGGTGTAGTAGGCTTCTTATTTTTATTGGTGTCAACTACATTGTTATCTTTCTTTGCGTTGTCTGGTTTAGCCTCAGCAACCTTTTCTTTCTTTTCACCTGTCGAATCAGAAACAATAGCAACCGATTTGGCTTGACCAACAATTTCAACCTTCTGAACCTTATCAGGTTTATTAGCCTCAACAGCTTCAGCAACTTCTCTTGAGGCATGGATAGCCTTAGCTGCATCTTTAGCTGCATCGGAGCGTGCAATTTTAAGCTCAGACCTACGCTTGAATCCTTCGCGTATTGACTTGATGAAGAATTTTGTTACCATACCTGCAAGTGGACTATTACCTAGAACAGCACCAAATACGCCACCGATGTTATCAGCTTGCCTATCGAATTTTTCAGCAATGGTAGATGTAAGGTTAGTCTGTCTAGAAAGACCCTCTTTAAGGAGGTCAGCTTGCTCTTGTAAAAATGCCTTTGTTGATTTATCATTGACATTGGCAATCTGAGTATTAAGACCTTCAAGTTTTGCTAGACCTTTCTTCTGCTCTTGATTAGACTTGCCATTTAATGCATTTAGGGTTTCGAGGCTTTCAACAATTTTAGCTACTTGTGGGTCACCACCTTTACCATCTTTATCAGGTGAAGATACTTCTTTGAGTTTAGCACTAGCACTAGCCATATTCACTTCAAACTGTGAAAATGCCATTTTATTCTTCTTAGTGTATTGCTCAATATCTGATATTGATTGCTGTCTAGCTTTAGACTCATTAGCAAATTCTTTTCTTTTCTTCATAGTCATTGACTGCTCAGATGCCGCTAAGAATCGTGTGGTCTTGTCTAAACTCATTTCGTAGCCTCGTTTTTCCTATCTTGTAGTCGCTTCATAATTTGAAACGTCAAAACTTCTCTTTCCCATGGCATCATATTGTCTACATCATTCACGCTCATACCATGTTCAAAGGTCAATTCAAAGTTCAACGAATAGAACGCTTGGATAGAGTCGCTTATCACTATTAGCCGAAAAAATTATCAATACCTGCTATCTTAACATCTTCTTTATATCCACACTTCTCACATACGAAGTTTGCAGTAACAACAATTTTTGGTGCATTATGAACATACTCAATGAGCATATCTAATTGGTCGCCTGTGAGGTCATTAAGGAAGTTTTCGATAGCTTCTTTTGCCAAATCAGAGGCAACAAATACATCATCACCAAAAAAGAATTGGTCAAGGGAAGCAACTACCAAATCAAAATCACGTGTACTTGGTTCTGCTGCGGTAATAGTCATATTCTCTTTCAATGAAATGCGCTTCATCTTGACACCATTAACGCTATCAAAATTAATCACATCTGATACCTTATTGTCGATAACCATAGCATCAGATAACTTAACACCGATTGTATTACGATGTTTGCATTCTTTATCATTGACTTCATTGCAACAATCAAGTACAAGTTCTACGCTATCACCTTTAGACTTGATTCTGATTTGTAGTAATAGCCATTCCATATCAACAGAACTTAATGTACTTGAGATAACAGCACCAAATGTACAGTTTTCAATTATCTGTGATAGTACACTATCAATGTCGCTATCATCAGATTCTGCAGCTACAACCATGTACTTTTCTTCTTTAACCAAATAAGGACGAAACTTTACTTCAACCTTTGAATCAGGTAGTGTTGTGTTATATGTTGGTGCATTAATTTTCGGTAGTTCGAAGTTGCTCATAATAGTGTTCCTCTTTTATAGTGTTTCTGCTGACCAAGATTTATAAACCCAGCTTGTCGTGAATGTTTCAATTTGGTCAAATGCATCCCAAGCTAGCTGAATTTCGCCAACAGCTACAGGAAAAGCCTCATGTAATGTGTACTTCCTGACTTCGTTTGTGGTAGCATCCAATTGTATTATATATACGTCAACCATATAGTCATCAGGGTATCCAAATACATTAGTGATTGGATTATAGATGATATCTTGCCATGCATCAAATAATGCACGCTCTTTCATACCTTTGGTCACCTGAAACATCATATTAACTTCAGGGTACAAAACATCATACGGAATTTTTTGCATGATAGGTGTACCACGTCTAGCATCACCTGTAGAAAATCTACGACCAGGAAGTGTACAGTTTTGGCATGAATAGCTGACTACTTGTGCATCATGAGCAACAGCAATTTTTACAGGAAGACCGATAATAGTCTTGAATAAGGTTGGTCGAATAAACTGACCACCGCTATAGGGGTTTAATATATTACCCTCATAACTTTTTCCTGCCTCTTTAGAGTATTTTCCTTGTGATGTGGGTGTATTAAAAGTACCTAATTTGGTAGCAGAAAATCTTATGTTTCCACCAAAAGGAATCTTACTACCTAGCTTACCTAGAGCACCATTTAATTTGTTTTGCAAACCAACCAAAGGTGTTAGGTTAGGCGAACGTGTTAAAGACGTACCAAGACCACCAGGAGAGGATTTAATGTTTAGTGCAGGAATACCTACAACCTTGAGTACATCACCTAAAGCTGACATTTGAAACTCCTATACACTTTGTGAGTACACATAAGCATTTGACTTCTTAGCAAATCTAGCAAGAGGCAAGGTAACTGTATTGTGCCATTCTGATTGCGGTATCATAGCAAGCTGTGTACGCATATGACTATAAAGATATCTATGAACAGTAGGCGCAACAAGTTTATGTGCAGATGCAGCTTTAAGTAGATTCCAACTAAGCTTCAGTTTTGCATTATCACTTGTGTTTTTATTACCTGAAATGGCTATCAACTTGTCCAATAGAACAACACGTAGTCTAGGTGGTAAATAGTGGAAATTTATGCCTATGAAGCCTGTAGAGTTCATACTAAATGGCATTACAAGCGGAAACTTATCATAAAACGGAAGTTCCACTTTTCCTTTAGGGTCGTATGCATACAGAAACATCTTACCAACTGTAGGCAATGATTTAACATGTGCCTTATTAGCAAGCTTAATCTTATTCTTAAGCCAAGATTCACTTCTAGCAGCATTACGACGAATCGTGTCTTTCTTAAGACCACCAAGTACATCTGTGATTGATTGTTTAACTCTTAATGCCATGGATACTATTTATGCCTAAATATACATCATGACTAAGAAACGTTATCATCAGGGTAAATTTTCACCCACCAATCCACAAAAGTATGTTGGTGATGTGACTAATATTGTATTCCGTTCCTCATGGGAAAGGATGTTTGCTGGTATCTGCGACACCCATAAGAACATTATTAGGTGGTCAAGTGAAACAGAGGTCATACCTTATGTAAAACCTGCTACAGGTCGCATACATCGCTACTTCATGGATTTCACTATAGAAATGATTATGGAAGATGGTTCTAAGGTTATTAAGATGATTGAGATAAAACCTCATGCAGAAACTCTACCACCTATTAAGAGGTCTAGGATATCAAAATCATACATCAATGCATGTATCACTTATACCACTAATCAAGCTAAATGGAAAGCTGCTAAGATTTATGCCAAAAAGAAGGGATGGCAGTTTCAGATATTTACAGAATTTGAACTTGGATTGAAGAAGCGACCACAGAAGAAATAGGGTTATAGACCTTTATCAGGTGGACAAAAATAGCTTTTATGCTCTAGATTCCACTTTATATTTTTTTTGTTATTAATAATCTTCAAACCACGCTGCTATACCTACAAAAATAAATAGAAAAGTCAATGCTATTATAATCCACGACTCATTCATTTTGGTAATAAACCTTTAAGAAATTCTAGCTGTTTACGAGATGCATCTTTCCATATTTTTTGTTGACTATAATTACGATTAAATAACACATAACCATATAATCCAATTTTAGCCATAGGTACTTCTGAATACGGCGAATCACCACAATTCGCACATCCTGTTGATTCATAAACAGGACAACCAATACAAGATGAGGTTGATATTGGATAATGAAACATATTACATAATGCACATGAACTTGAACCAATACCACCTACTTCATTGATTTCGTCGTATGTGTTGCAGGCATGAAGTTCTTCCCAATGGGCAATTGATTCTTTAAGTGCCTTTAAAGTTTCTTCTGTCATTTTATTCTCCGTTCATTTATTATAAGAAAAGCACGCCAAATTAATGACGTGCTTTCTCGGGCCAGAATATTTAGGTTTTAGAAAAAGCCTTTAGCGAACTTGAAGACCGCTTTAAGTTTTGCCTGAACCTGAATAGCTTCACCTGTACGTGGGTTACGTGCAGTACGTGCCGCCATTTGTTTTGTAGAGAATGTACCAAAACCTGCAATAGAAACCTTTTCGTTATTATCCATCGCATTACCAATAGTATCAGTAATTTCCTGTAGGATTGTACCTACAACTTTCTGTGTTTCGCCTGTAGCATATGCTACATTTTTAATCAATTCAGCTTTATTCATATTTTTTGTTACTCCTATTTTTGTTGCTTAATTGGTTATGCTAAACTAACAGCAACCCCATAGCAACTAATTTCTCACCCTAAAGAGTGACCATCTACTAGGTTTTTCATCCATCGTTGATTATAACAATCACGATACCATATATCTAGCTTACCTTTTGAGTTATTAGTGCATTGATGCATTGTCAGATAACTCATGATATACTTTAGACTAAACAAAACGTCAACATAATTTTCTCTACTAAGTACCATGAATAGAATGGAATTAAAGCGAATACTGTTTGCCAAAATCCGTGTGCTAATACTAGACCACCCAACCAACTCACCAATAGTATGAATCCTATTATTGTTGCCATGAAACCATTTGCACTTATACGCATTAATTTATTACCATCCTTGTCATTTTATTAACACGTTCAAATAGAATCTGATTTGTGTATTCATCTTGCAACTTCACATCATGTGATATAATGAAAACATTTGAAGCTTTTGCTGTTTCTCTTATGATTCGATTGAACGCTTGCATACCTTCAACATCCATAGTGCTAGAGCCAATTTCATCTAAGATGAGGATTGACGTAGCTGCAGAATTTTTCAAGCGTGCAACTTCACGGAAAACAAAAAGCAATACTAAATTGATTCGCATCTTTTGTCCATCAGAAAGATTCTTATAGCTGTAATTGTCACGATGATTCATCTTGATAGTTTCACCAAAGTTCTCATCGAACACAAAAGAAATATTAAAATCCATCACTTCCAAGAATTTCTTAATGAGTGAATTGATAATAGGGATATAGGTCTTGATGATAATAGACTTAACACCTGTATCCTTCAACATGGCATAACAATGCTGCATGTATCGGTTTTTATCTTCAATACCCTTAACCGCTTCAGCTACACTAATGAGTTTATTTCTTAGTGCTTTGATTTCAGCTTTGAGTGGTGCGGTATCTTCTTTTTCACCTAATGTATGTAGTTCCTTATTTAAGGATTCACCTTGTCTACTTAATGCAGATATTTCACGTTGGGCTAATGATACTTCAGCTTCCTTTTTATGAATAGCAGACTGAATAATACTGATAGCATCAATTTGGTTTGTTAGCTTAGTAATATGCTTATCACCTTCTTTAGATTTTGCTGATAGACTTTCAATAGTCGAAGCACAATCATCTACGATGTCTTGTTTCGCCTCTAAAGGGATTTCCATAGTACATGTGGGGCATACATCATTTTCAGCGTAAAAACGCATTCTAGATTGGTTGTCGCTTATTCTAGCACCCAGTTTAGCCACAACGGAGTTACCTTTGCGTCTTGTTTCTTCCAACTTAGCCTTATCACCTACGATAGTACCCAATAATGCTAGAACTTCATCCTGAGAACCTGTAATAGAATCCTCTAGGGTTTTAGTTTGGTTTGTGATTGAAATTAGCTTAGCTTGGATTTCGGCTACACGTTCATCCTTATTAGAGTTCATAGCACATAGATGACTATCCTTAGCACCAATGAGGCTTCTAGTGGACTCTAAGGTGTATCCAAATGTCTCATTTTCAGCTTTAGATTCTTTAATCATACTCTTGATGACTGTATTCATGGTGCTGAATACTTGGATATCCAATAATTCTTCAATAACATTACGTCTATCAGGTGTGCTAAGCTTCATGAATGGTACATAATCTGTAGAGCCTAAAACAACAATTTGTCTAAAAGTAGTATCATCCATCTTCAAAACTGATGATGCAAACCATTTCTGATAATCTTTAAGGCTTGCAGGTGGCTCACGTAGAACACCATCAATATAGACTTCGAATACACTTGGCTTAGTACCACGCACAACACGGTATGCTTTAGTACCAATATCAAATGTGATGTCAACCAATAGGTCTTTCTTATTTGTGCTGTTCACCATTTCGGGTAATGTTAGCCCACGGAAACTTTTACCATATAATCCATAATAGATAGCTTCAATCATAGTGGACTTGCCATCACCATTAATACCCAAAATTAGAGTGATATGGAACTTCTTAAAGTCGATTTCGATTGGTACATTACCAACAGAAAGGATATTTTTGTAGGATGCAGTTTTGAAGTTAATCATGAATTGTACCTGTAGTCTTGAATAATTTATAGGCGAAATACAATAAAACAACACCAAGGATACCAAGTGCAGTCATACAATACATAACAAAATCGCTTGTTTCACATATCAACATAATAATAATAATTAAACCTCATTTCCCATAGCTATAGCTTCATTATAAACTTCGCCAATCATGGCTTTTAACTCATCTTTGTCTATATTTTCATCAGATAGATTATCAGCAGCTTTGAATAGGATTGAAAGTGTATCTTCAATATTCAAGCTTTCCACATCAATATCTTCTGTCATGTCTCCAAAATCGGTGTCAATCACTTTGATGTCTGCGGGGTTAGCTTCGGTAAGCTGCATCCAGAAAACGTCCATAGCGTCTTGATTAGACCTATCCACTACGATAAATTTGATAATCTTATCTTCGTATTGAGCAAAATCAAAGTCTGAGTAGTCTTTAGTTGAGTCATATTCAATTTTATGATGAAGGTTACATGGGTTAGGAACAAATTCAGTCTCACCTGTTTCTGTATCAAACACATGGAAACCTTTGATATCGCCATAATCAGACCATGTTAAATCGTATGGTGTTCCCAAGTAATAAACATTATCTTGGTTAGATTGTGTATGGAAGTGACCACTGAATACTTTCTTGTAGTTATCAGAAAATACTTTATGACTCATACCACCTTGTGCAGGAACACCTTTGTACATATCGAACCCTGAGAACTCAAAGTGTCCAAGTGCATACTCAGCTTTTGATTTAGACATGTAAGCAATAGCATGCGCTTTATCTTCAGTATTAATCCATGGGAAGACATCAATGCTACATGTAGGTGATAATTGGATGGTGCTAGGCTCTAGATGTACAGTTACACCTATCGTGTTACAATAGTTTTCGCTTTGTAGAGTGAGTAACCCACTATGCCTATAATACTGGTCATGATTTCCTGCAATTAAATCCCATATAATCCCATAATCAGTGTAGCTATCATTAAAGATTGAATCAAGCAAGTGCTTAGTCTTTGTACACATACCATTTCGTTTATCTCCTAAATCACCTGCTTGAATGATACGATTCAATTTATGCTTAGCCATGTAAGGGAATAATACATCATAGAAGAATTTCTTTTGGTGTGCGGCAAACAAATCAGAGTCATTACGAACTCCAAGATGTGTATCCATTAATAGTACAGCTTTAGTCATCAGTATTATTTCCCCATAGCCTTTCTAGCCATTTTTAGATTTCGATTAACACGCTTAATTTCAACATCAATAACCTGACGTGCCTCTTTAATAGCAAATGGTGTATTGGCATACTTATAGAATGCTTCGCTATATCCAATATCAGCTTCTTTACGTGTGGCATAGTCAACTGTATTGCAGTTACCAACCATATCAAACACAGCTACTTTAAATGTAGCATCAGGTGAACCTTTCATACTACGAATAATAATCACATAGTGTAGTGGCGTAACATACCGAGAAGCCACAATCTTAGCATCAAAATATTTTAGAGAAGAATCATCAGCAAAGTGCGTCTTACCATTTAGATTCAACTGAGCATCAATCTTTGTATCATGATGTCTTGTTTCAAATCCTGAATATCCTAAAAAGCATGCTGCAGATACAAGGTTGTTAATAGTTTCAAGCTGTTTCAAAGTTGCCATAGTAATAATCTCCGTTCAAAGTTTCGATATGCGTATTATGACAACCTTGAAATCAAGTGCAAGCTTTTATTTTCTATAGTGTAATTGATACATTATAGTTTGCATCAACTATTGGGTGTGTGAAAATAGATTCAATCTCGCCACAGAAAACAATATCTCTAGTCATACTATTATTATTGCAATATCGGTTAAATGCTGATTCTACGGTATCACCATCTACCATATCAATACCAGTGCCGATAGTTCCACCTTTCCAACTACCCTTACGCTTACCTGTTTCGATATTAAAGGTGATATCCAAAGTACGCCTAATGAAGTTTGGTTTGAACCATTTCAACCATGAACACCATTTAACGCCATGACTCCACTCACGTTCTGATATATAGACTGTAGCAATACCTTCTTCACCATCGAAGTCAAAAAAGGTGAAGACCTTAGATACAGCATCAATGCTAGGTTGCTCATCTTCATAATTATCAATGATATTACAAACAACCTCAAAATCAGAACTAAGTATACGCTTTTCGATATACTTCATTTCTAGCCATGGGATAAAGAAGCCAAAATACTTACTTTTTGGTGCATTTACTTGCACAGAATTAACCTGTTCAAAATCAATACCATATCGAATACTTACATGTGAGTCATCATCATTCTTCAAGATACTAAATTCTCTTGGACAGCTAATATCATATGACTTATCTGCACCATGGTTATCTTTATACTTATGAAGATAATTAAAAGGCTTAATCCATGTAGTATCAAACTTATAGGTGATAATCTTAGACTTTAGGAAAAACGTCAATCGACATCCAGGATAGTCACCATCGTCACCTGAAGAGAAGATGAATCCTCTTAGTCCATTTGGCTTTTCAATTTCTTTAATCAATGTACTAACCGTAGGTGATTTTTACGGCGTGGCTTATCAACTTCTTCAGGTTCTACTTCATCACGTTCTTCATCAGGTAATTCTGATGCTGCAAGCTTAACAGAAAAGTTTAATAATGCACCACCATCTAACACACTGATTTCAACAATATCAGCATAATCAACTGTGACACGTGTAGGTGCACCACCAATCATAAGGTCGGCATAATAATAAGTACCATTCATCTGAGGCTTTTGTGCCTTCAATCGTGGGTTATGAATATATGTGATAGCTGTAGGTTCAGCACCATTCTCAACAATATCTTTTGAGTTAGTGATTGATACCACTTGAAATCGCATATCCATATTACTTAGGCTGAATATTGCAGCTTCTACCATCAAAGCCTTACTGTTGAAATGTAAATTTGTATCTTGGGTCATAGCGTGTTTTCTCCTTGGGAATTTAGATATGCTTTAAGAGCATTTCTTAGTTTATCTCTTTTTATGCGACCATCAGTTTGTGCAAAGTCTAACAAGAAATCTATTGATTCTGAGGTGTCATCACATACCTCACCAACGGCATTCAATAGGTCTTGAAGTGGTGTACCATCATCAGCACTCATGGTGTTTGATTCACTGAATCGATAAGGGTTACAAGTCCTTCCATAGCATAATAAAATTCCAAGTGGTTTGCTGGGTGCATATCGCATTCATTAGATAAGTAAATTCGTATCTTATGAAAAACAGGTTTAGTAATACCCAAATCAGCTTGAACATCAGCTAAGAACTTTTTAAGCTGAGCAGTATTATATGTATGTACTAAATCATTATCAATATCATACTCATCTTTTAGTTTAGTGTATTCCCGTAATGCCTCAATATGCTCATTCAATTTTTCCAAATTACTACTATCAGTAGCACTAATTTGTGGTAACTTTGGTCTAGATATCGTACAACGCTTTTGGTCGTATACGCCATCTTTAATGTTTGTAATAATGTTCATAATAATCTCCGTTCAATGTTTCGATATGCGTATTATAAGGTGGCTAAAACTAATTGCAAGCTTTTATTTTAGGCATAAAAAAACCACCTAGTATTTCTACTAGGTGGCTTGATATTACGCTAAGTCGAACTCTTAGCTAGTTTGTTATCTTACATACCTGTTACTAGGAATGTACGATAGAAGATGTTCTGACCTGCAGTACCACTTACAAACGGATTGTGAGTAGTTGCATAACGTGTCTTCATGCCGATACGTGGTTGGAAATCTTCTTCTCCAACAGCTTTCACCATTTGCAATGGAACGTATGGACAGTAGTACAAACCTGAATCATACTGAGTTTTACCTTTGTAACCGATGATGATTTTGTCAGTAACCATGTAAGGGTCAATATAAACACGGAAACGACCTGCAAGAACACCAACAAACGATACACCAACACCATCTGCGCTTAGGTTACCTGCAACCAAGCTAGTGTCGATTGTAGAAGCCATATCCAAAGCAGCTACAATGTTTGTAGAAGTGATGATGAAGTTGCCTAAGCCACGACGTGACTGTGTAGCAATCAAACCAGCTTCACGGTTAATCTGTACCAACAGACCTTTATAACGTTCAACAGACCAACGACCATCTGCATCAGCGGTCAAGTTGAATGTACCCGCTACTGTAGCCAATGAAGCACCAACAACAGCCTGAGATTCAATCAACGCGATGATTTCGCGATTCATTTCAGCAACAACTTCACCTGACAAGATGTTAGCCAATTCAGTTTCAGCATCCAAGCCATGAATTGCTTTCAAATCCTGAGCCAATTCAGTTGTGTACTTAGCTTTAAGTGCACGTGATTCAGCGGTTACAGTCTGTTTAACAATTTCCATGCTCATTTCTGGCCATGGATTAGTCTGTACAACAGGTGTAAGACCAACAGCAGCAGCATCAACTTGTGAATTAACACCCAACTGTTCAGCAGCAGCGGTAGCTTGCTTAGCAGCAAATGCAGCATCAGGCATAGTTGAAGTGAATGCTTCAGCACCTGTAGATGCATCGCCTGTATAGTGTGCTTTCATTGCGAAAACAAGACCAACAGGACCAGACATAGGCTGTACACCCAAAATATCATTTGCTACCAATGTAGGCATTACACGGCGTACCATGCTTAGAATCACTGGGTCATATGCAGTCAAGTTAGCAGAAGACGTAGCTTCTTCCAATTGTGCTTTTTCAGTGTTTTCCAAAAGACGAATTGTGTTGTTACGCACAGTTACATCTTTAATTGCTTCGCAGCCTTCAGCCGTAATATGACCTGACCACTTTTCTTTAATTTCTTCTGACAACAGAGCCTGTTCAGCCATGATTTTTTTCTCCTAGTATATTAATAAAATTTATTCTTGTATGCTATTTATATAATAACAAACTTTGGTACTTTTCTTACTCTTTGGTCGCAAGCATACGTAAAGACTGTTCACGTGCGGTTAAAGGTTTAGCATCTTCATCCAATACTACCTTCTTAACCACTTCTTCAGACAAGGGTGCTTTTCCTTTGAAATAACTTTCTCTCAAAGTTGAAAGCTTTTCGCCAAATGCTTCAGCAGTATCAGCTTCAATACCTTCAGCAAGTTCCAAAAGTTTTTCTTTCTGTGTATCTGCCAAACCTTCAGACATAACAACAACTCTTAGTGCCTTTTCAGCTTCTGTTAATTCTTTAGTAGCAGTAATAGATGCTTCGATAGACTCATCAAGCTTGCCTTCAAGTTCTTCAACTTTAGCAGCCAATGATTCAACCAAATCTTCTTTACCTTCAGGAATTGTTACATAATGTGCTTTGAACAATTCAGCCATACCAGACATGAAAGATTCATCCATTTCAGCTTTAAGACCTGTAGAAATAGCTAGTTTGTTTTCTTCTAGCCATTTAGCTACAACAGTACCCAAATAGCCGTCTACTTTCTCAGACAACTCTTTAGTGATACGTGCTGTAGTATCTTCTTCCAAATATGCAACTTCAGCTTTAACACGTGAAGCAACAGCAGATTCAAAGATAACCTTAGCTTTAGCCTGAAATGCTTCAGACAAATTTTCGCCTTCGCATAGAGCATTGATATCTTCGTCAATAGACGCAACAACAACTTCAGCATCTTCTTTGATTTCGGTTTGTTCGATTAATCCAACTAGGTCACCTGATTCAAACTTAGCGGTGGCTTCGTCAAGAGTTAATGTCACATCGCAATCGGTACATGTATGTGTAGACTTATCTTCGGATAAAGACATTGCTTCACTGCACTCGGGACATTGGTAGTCCATAATTATTTCTCCTAATAAAAATATTTTTGTTATACCTATTTATACAATTAAAATCTTTGGTGTTTGAATAAAGCTTGCTATTAAATTTAACCACCCTATAATTCGACACCTAAACTACATTGAACGGAGATTATTTATCATGGAACAAGCATTCTTAAAAGAACTAAGGTCATTATTAATTAAGCACAATGCATCGCTTGGGTTAGGGTTCAGTGCTTGGTCAGATACCCATGGTATGTCTGATGTTGGTATGGAAGTAACTTTTCGTGTTCCTGTAGAAAAAGGATACCCTAAATCAGTAGTCAAAAAACTATCATATGATTATGATGTATGCGTGAGTGACTTAACAGACCGTATAGAAGAATAAATAAAAGCTTGCTATTAAATTTAACCGCCCTATAATTCGCTACATCAGCTACACAAATTTAGAAACATTGAACGGAGATTATTATCATGAAAACTTATACCTTGAAACTTAAAAGTGGTGCACAGCTTGAACTCACATACAAACAGGCTGAACGTTTATGTGCATATGAGTATCTAAACAAAGGCTATGCTGTAACCCTATCATATGAGTTAGGTGCAAAGCTTCTAGCCCGTCGTCGTAACCTAACTTTGACTGGCGGTGACACTTTGAGCAAGGAAGGTTGAATATGAAAGTGTATATACTAACAAACACACTCATAAACGAAGTAGATTCTGTATGGGATGATTTAGGTAAGCTTGCTTATCATCTATCCATGTATCGCATTGAAGGCGGTATTAGAGAATTACGACCTGTTGTAGCCACATTATTAGATGGTACAAAATTAATCGGTGCAGGTGGTCAGCGTAAAAAATTAACTTATATGGAGATTAAATAACATTATGACTACCACTATACGATATACACAAAATGGGTATGAGAATAGAAGGGCATACCTCAAATCATTAGCAGAAGATTATGGTGATGCAGTATACGACCTAGCAGACTTGTTAGGTGAAGATGAAGATTTTGATGGTCTAGTAACAGCATTGGATGATATGTAGCGATATGAAAACTTACCCTAAAACAATTAAAGTAACCCCTACACAATGCGGTAATGGCTTTGTAGTCGGTGAAGTATATGAAGCACACTATTTGATGAACTCTTTGTACACCATCACATTAGGCTTAGCTGAAAAGATTATACAATACCCTAATGGGGCTAATAGCCCTCATTTATGGGATGGTAGAAATATCGAAGAGATGGGTTCTTTTGAATTATTATTGGATGATGCATCATGATTACACCAATGGCATTATCAGTTGATATTATAGCATCAAAATTATTAGGGTGGAAACATCATAAGTATATTTATTGTTGGGATTCGCCTGATGGTAGTGGTATAGAAACTATAGGTGATATGCAATACGATGAATTGTTCATGTTTATGTGTGCAGTCGAACCGTCTAGGTTAGACCATTATGAAGATATCAAGAATCTAGATGAATCGGTTCGTAAAACAATCCAAGAAAATCTATTCACTCCTATCCCTAGTCTATCAAAAAATAAAGATTTTTTATTCGATATTATTAGAAAGTTATGTGATATAGGAATAGTGGTAAAATCCAATCCAAATAAAACATATTCATTTGTGGTATCGGAGGATGATAGTTTTGGTAACTATCACGAGTATTTTCTTGCTATTGAAGGTGCGTTGATTTATCATCAAGCGAATGAAAATAACAAAATGAAGGAGCAGTAAAAGTATGAGAATTATTGATTGGTTGATAGTTATAGTTGGTATTGGTGTATTAATTATTGGTAGTTGGTTTGTTATCAATATGGGTGGAAACTTATTTACATGGTTCACCCTAGAGCAACCTGACCATAAATATGAGATTGATACCTTCATGAGCAATTCAGAAGTGTATGAATTCACTCCTAAATCAAATACTAATATGACATGTGTTATGTTAATGTTGGATTCAGGTGCATCGGTTGGTCTACAATGTTTTCCAAAGGTTTCTAAATGAGTCTATTCGATGAAGCTGATATCAATAAGCCTTCAGTTTATAAAATTATAGCAGAAGCTAGATATAGTAGTGGTACCGTATCATTAGTTGGTGACGTATCACAAGAAGATGCTAATATTACATATAAACCAAAACAATTTAAACCTACGAATAAGAATTATTCATGTTGCATAATAAAGGCAAATTTTGCGAATGATATTGTAAAGCAATTCCACTATTCAGGTAAAGTTGTGTCAAATAGTATATTGCATTTGGGAATTTTCAATATTAATGATGAGTTAGTTGGTTGTCTTCAATTTGGATATCCTATGAATGGTGAAAAAACAGCATCAAAGATTTCAAACCAAAACCCCATGTTAGAACTAAATCGTATGGTTATGACGGACGATGAACCTAGAAATGCAGAATCACAAGCAATATCTTTATCATTAAAATGGCTAAGGGCTAACACAAATATAAACTACATACTTAGTTTTTCTGATGGTAAAGAATCGAACTGCGGATACATATATCAAGCCACAAACTGGAAGTATTTAGGTTATGCCTTATCTAGTAGTTTTTATGATATAGATGGTGTTATAATGCATTCCGTATCAGTGTGGCATAAGTATAAAGAGAAACATAAATTGAGGGATAAATTAACCACCCATGAGATTATGGGAACAGAACACCAAAATATCAGCATTATCACAGCAAAACAACATATATATGTTATGCCTGTTGTTAAGCGAGTATCATTTAAACATACCGAAAAAGCATATCCAAAAGTCGATACCGAAACGCCAATAATTAAACGACAATGGGTATATAAACACGGTGTAAAGGATAATACTTTGATTGTGTATGATGACGCTAAAATGGAAAGTATACTATGATTGCTTGGCTAATGCGGAAAGTATTGGGAACTGTGGAAACACAGTTCCCTAACGCTATACATAAAGATGATAGAGACCTATTGGATGTTCTTTATATCAATCAAGATATGATGCGCGAAACTATTAATATTATGCCCGACCAAATACGTAAAATTTTGCATACTAAACAATCTTTCTTTGGAAAGTATGGTGATATATATTTTCTTGATACACTAGAAAGATTTAACTACAACCCACAAGTATTATTATATTGGTTATGTAATAGACCTAATCACAATTTGGATGAAGATGTATTAGCAATAGAAATAGAAATGATAAACAATAAAATAAAAGCTATTGTGGGTGTTCCTAAGCACTTATTATGATAGTTGGTCTTTAATTTCCTGTACAGTAAATTCCACAATATCACGGAATCTACCTGTACTTTTTTCTAAGTCTTCAAGCTTATTCACAATACCAACTTTTTCAAACGACACAAGATGTTTACGTTTCTTGGCTCTACTTGAAGCATCAGCCGTAACCGTACCATCTAATTGAACCTGAAAACCAAGATATTCAACCTTATTTTTACCAATAACAACATCAATAAACCTAAATTGTAATTCAGCACCACCAAATACACGTTGATACTTGGCTGTATTGGTTTTAAACGACACACCAAGCGATTTTAGCATAGAAGATAGGTTAGTGCTAACTTTATGGACATCAACGGCTTCAAGGGCTACTGATTCATCTAGATATTTGATAAATGGTTTCATGGTAATTTAACCTTTAGTTGTGTTAATTCTGTTCTAATATTTTGGTAAAATTCTGGTGTTATGGAGTACATTGCAACTTTAGTCAAAGACCGTTTAATAGGAAATCTATGCAAATCTTTATTGGTGCTTAGACCCAAAAAGAATTCTGCACCACTATGACGTTCAGCGAATTTCATTAATGACTCATGATTAGTTTTATAAAACTTAGAAGTGAACAAGACCACACCATGTTCAATCTGATTGTGAATTGAAATCCAAACACCAACTTCAGCTTTATCACTACCTGCAACAACAAAATTAGCACCATCTTCACTTTTTGTTATCACAAAAGGAACTTTCTTATTGAGTGCATTTAGCTTAGCCATAAACTCTTTACCATGCACTTTAACATCATGACCTTCATTATAGCCTTGTTCGCGCATCCACATATGAATCATTTCATGGACGAGAATTGATTTATAATTCTCATCAGAAAATTCAAAGAATGTAGATAACTTGATAGAAATATGTTCAAACCCAGTGACTACACTTTTACCATTAATCTTCTTAGTATATGTATAAGAATGGTATGAACCTGCACGCTTCTTTGAATTTTCGGTTTCTAGCTTAATACTAGGCAACTCATTATTAAAAAGTGTGTGATTGAACTCCATAAACCACTTTGACACCTTAGCTAATAGTTCTGTACTTTTAGCTTCGGTTAGGTAGTCTTGAAAACTTTCCACCCTCATTATTATACACTTGTCAACTTATTCAATTCTTTCATTGTATTTTTCATCTTAGTAAACGCTATAGAAAAAGACCTCATATCTTCATTATCAGCAGCAACGTTCATAGTGGATGAAAGCTGTACAATCAGTCCAGCAGCAGTTTGAATCTTATCGGTATTACGACCATCACCATAATATTCAAACTGCTTATCGGTAGACTTGGTTACTGCTTCAGTTAGGTAGTCTTGGTAAGTTTTCATTAGATGTATTTATCTAATTCTTTCTCAAGGTCTTTCTTGCTAACATGAGGGAACTTCTTAAGTGCGGCTTTAAGGTAGTGACCATACATATCTTGACCATCATCTTCAGAATCCATACCCTGTAGAACAAATGATGCTGCAGGTGATTTTTTAAATTCTGTTATAAACTGTTTAAATGTTTTCATACTTAAGATTCCTCGAATATAGTAGTATTAAAACCACTATTAAGATTTTGTGCAAAGGATTTGCTATTCATAGACTCATCCATAATTTTTGCGCATCATCAGAACTTAGATTTTGCTTCATGATAGCTTTCAGGTTCTGAAGAATTTCATACTTATACTTACCCAAACCTTCAGGCATAGAACGTTCAAGGTCTTGGATTTCAGATATTTTACTAAGAATCTTAACATACTTAGTAGCACCAAGATACTTAGCAAGACGTAATGCAGCTTCAGTATGGTCATTATGATGAGTTAGGTCAGCTAACTCAGCAGCCATACCATCTACAGACTGTACTTTCTTTTCATTTATGATTTCTTCGGTAACAGCCTTACGAAGGGTAGTAATACCATCAACACCATCAACAGGCATCAATACACTATCAAGTTCTTTCGATACATCACGTAGTTCACCTTTCGCACCAAATCGAACCTGCATAACTCTTTTACCATCAATCATAGCAGAACCTGTATCTTTCAAGGTGAACTTAGACTTCTTGATAGCGTTCTCGATGTCCTTAATCATCCGTGTGCCATCTTTCGATGCAGGAACACGTACAAGGAAGGTATTAGCTACAGAACCTGGTGTGAGCGTTAAGTGTACTTCATTTATGTATGTTGAAAAGCTTTTCATGTGTTATTCTCCATGTTACTATTTATCAATTATTTTATAGTGCGTAAAAGGCTTCTAATGTTATGGGTTTTATCATCCAATGACCATAACCTTTTATCAAAATCTTTATCATAATTACCTTGATGCAGCACAACGTTTCTATCTACATATTCGCCTGTATCTATATCAACAATATCAACAACAATATCATTTGATTTAGACAACCTAGACCATAAGGCTCTTGCTCCAAAATATTGTGTCTTGTCTCCAAGAATATTATAACCTTCTACTTGAGCAAGGTAATTGTACAAAACTATAGCTAACGAATTGTTTCTAAAATCCTTATCAACAATAACTAAGTCGATATTGACGACATATTTTCTATCAAACTGATACTGAACCTTTTTATCCCTTGATGCATCCAAATACACGATGTTGACAAATTTATGTATTGTTTCAACCCCACCTTTTATGGCTTTGTCACGGTGTATCCAATAACCCAATCTAAATTTAGGTTCAGTCTTATGTTTATACAAAGAAAGTGTTTTCCCTTGTGTAGTCAAAAACACTTTCTCCACCAACTTAAAGGCTTTCAGGAACTCTCGTTTGCTTGATGCATCTGCACGTAGAGTTGGCTTCTTTGGGTCACTACCAACCCAATCACCTTCAACAGCTTGTGCTTGTTCAGCTATAAATTCCTTAAAAGTTTTCATAATTTTCTCCGTTCATAATTACGCACAATACATGTATATTATGAACAAGCAAGAAATTTATAGACCTTTAATAAAATTCTCAAACATATTAGCTTGGTGCTGTACAACTCTAGCAGCAGGCATACGCTTAATCTGTTTCATGATGCGTTCAGCCTTTTCTTCATTATGTTCCCATACGAAGCCTTTACATTCCATGATGCCATTAACGAATGCAGAAGGTGCGCTTGGGTCAGCAACCACATCAACACAAACAAGACCGAAATCTTCATTTACGATATTAGCTTTAGCACCTTCAGTAACAGTACCCATACCACGTGTAGAAACACCCATGGACACGCCATCTTCAACAAGACCACGAACAAGGTTACCCATAGGTGTGTTCAGAACCTTAGCCTTGCCTATGTAGTCGCTTCCTGACTCTACAAGTGAGGTAATGAGGTGACTAGCGCGTTCAGGATTGACTGTGGGTGAATTTCCTGTTAAGTAAGCCTTACCATTATCTCTAATATAGAAATTACCTTGTTCAGTGGTAATACAATATGCGCCTTTGGCTGGATGAGGAACTTTATCTATAAAAAACTTATGTCTAGTATCCAAGAATATGCCGCTAGTTCTGCTAATATTTAGCACATACAATATAGCCTTTTTATGGGTTTCAATTAAATGCCCTGCAAACATGTAGTCTGGAAGACCAACAGGGTCGCTGATTGTGATGTTGCCACTAAGCCCACATTTAATCACACACTCCTGTAAATCGTCCACCAATTGTTTAGATGTGCTAAAAATATTTAGTAATTTTCCTACATTAGAATCACTACCATTAATAACTTTTCTACCATCCCCATAACCAAACCATTCAACCAATGACATTAGATGGTTACTTGATAGAGATTTAATGTCTGTCGGGATATACTTATTATAACAATTACCTAGTTTACTTAAATACTCATGAATACGTCTATCAGAAAATGTCCACGATATTAAATTACTTTCCCTAAAGGATGAGTATCTATTTACTTTGATTTCGCTAGGGAATTTGGATAGCATATCATCTACCATATCAGATACATCACCTTCATTCTGACAAATGCTTACATCATATTTATCTTTTGAAATATGACCTTCTGCCAAATAAAAACCTAGAAACTTAACAAATGTATCAGTTGGTATGATTAAGTCTTGAGTGACATCATTCTTATACTTGTATAATTGATTCGCATCAACAACAACACCAGGTATAGTGATAAATTCTCTATCATCACCAACAAACGAACACTGTTTTATTATTTTAGAGTGCCTTTGTACTGAGGTGTGTCTATTATCATACAACTCCTGAGCAGTTACCACCTCGATTGAACCATTGCGCCGCTCAACATAAAACCGATGATTTGGTGTCACTTTACTATCAATCTGACGACCACATATATGGATGCAGTCTCCAGCATAGTCATTATCTTTAGTGATGTCAGTAATATCGGAGTTTACTAAATTACCATTCTTATCCATACTCATAACACTTTCGCCTATGGTTAAGTCAGCAAACTTCTTCCATCCGTCGGAGGTCAATACGTCAAAATCGCTATTAAAATAACACTGTGGGTGGTTTAACTCACCTAGAGCACGTCTAGTCTGTATATGAGACTCATTGTATCGTTTAACTTCTCGACCCAAAACAGCTTTAGGGTAGATACGACCATTATGGTTCTTTTGGTCAGCCTGTGCAAAAATACCTTCAATAAAGAGATTCTTTTTACCATCTTTACCTTCTTCAAGATAAGAGCGTGTTTCGAGTACATGTTCTGTAATTAATAGCATATTAGTTGTTTGCCTCGTTGCTAATCAATATAGAATTATGTGTTACTTTCTTAATGTCGCCTACACTGAAGGTGAACTCATCGCCATCAGCATCAACAGCAACATAAACATCACCACCAGTATGCTTATCAACTTTCATAGAAACAACTTTACCTACATCATGACCAAACTCGATAACACGTTTGCCTATGGATGGGTCTTTAGCTTCAACTATAAACTGTTTGAATGTTTTCATGTTTCTTAACTCCGTAAGTTACGTTTTCACATAACCTATTTATATGTAGAAGGATTTTGGTGCTTTTACTTGTAGTCTGTTGCTAAACCAACATCAACATTCTTCTTGCCATCAACAGTTGCAGTAACTTTACCTGACTTATTATCAACCTTTACAGCACCTACAGTTTTGGCATTAACCTTCTTCTTAATCTTAGCAACAATATCTTTAGCTTTTTGACCTGTTAATACAGTAGAATAGTTACCATTCTTGATATCGTTTGAATATGATGCACCTGCAGAGCCAGCCCAATAGTCTTCAAATGCAGCTTCAGTCATAGACTCAATCAGGAAAGGATTATTCCATTCGCCAACACTCACCTTTACGTAGAAGCCAACATCAAAATAATCAGACTGCACATCAGAATTATCATAGTTTGTTTTTTGGATTTGCTCAAACAATTCAACCAAAAAATTATGAGTTTTTCCTTTAGCTTTACCGTGTTTATCATACTGATGGATTTGAACATAATCTTTAGCCACACCATTATTATGAGGTATACCTGCCAAATACTCATTGACAATATCAAAAGGTGCTGACTTGATATTAACAAGGAACTGTGAACCATCACGTACACCAAATGTAGCCTTGACCTTATACTTCTTCATGATAGGTTTCAATCTAGAAACAATCTTTTTCTTTTCATCTTGGGTAATGTATGCTTCATTAACAGCACCCTCACCTATTAACTTAGAAAACTTCTTCTTGTCAGCAGCGTTTTCAGCACCAACAATAGCATAGAAAGTATTCATGTCCTTCTTGTCGATAGCAATAAGAGCAGCATCAATTTCATCACTGTACTCTTTTTCGATTCGGCTAGGGTCATTGAAACCACCAACCACACCAAATACCTTAACGATATCTGCTCTAGTTACTTTCTTTGCTTCTTTTAGGTATGTTAGAAATGATTGCATGGTTGTCCCTTATTTTAAGATATGTACATATTTACGCATATGATTATAATTCCTTCAGTAAAGCACCTAATGTGCCTTTCTGACCAATGAATTTTTTAGCATTTTCTTCTGTAGCAGTCTTGATACCAACAGCGCGGAATAAAGACATCACCTTACGGATAGCATCAGCGTCAACAGCCTCTTTTAAGGGCTTAAAGGTCTTCACAGCAGCACTAACATCAGATGCCATGTAATAACCTTCTGTGGGCTGTTTAAGAGCACTTAGTGACTCATTAGCAGCTATCATGTTGGCTTCGCTATCGAAACCTGCATCATAGAACATACGAAGTGCAGATTTTTTAGAAATTCCAGTCTTAGCTTCAGTTATAAATTGCTCAAATGTTTTCAACTTAGCTTCTCCTAGTCTGACGTTTACCACTTGAAGTCTTACCCAATTTACCTAAACGCTTAGCTTTGGCTTTATACTTCTTGAAGCTTGCAGTGCGTCTAAATTTCTTTTGGCTAAGTTTAATCTTAGCTTTATTTTTGCGATACTTATTTTTACGCTTAAGTTTGTCAAGCGGTTTAGTACGCTTAAGTAATCTAGCTTCTTGTAAGAATAATTCAACAGTTGGCTCTACACGATAATGACCGAGTTTCAAGAACAAATCCCAATCTTTATTAGATAATGAATAACCTAATGCAGATTCAGCATCTTTCTTGTTTTTAATTTCAATATTTTCTTTGTTGTTTTTGACAACATACATAGCACCTTTCTTAGCACCATCAATGTTAGATGTAGTGGATTCATCGACAGAATCAATCTCATCATATTCATATTCATCATCATCAGAATCGACATCGAAAGGGATATCCTGAGCATCAACCAAGTCAAAGAATGCATCAATGACTGATTGCTCATTGGTATCATCAATAACCATAGTGCCTTCACCATCTTCAACTTCAATGGAATATGTAAGCTTTACAGAATCAGCAAGATTTCTAAGAATAGCTAGGTCATCCTCTTCATCAGGTTCAACCTCAACACCTTCCAAGATATCATCTTTAGCAAGTGCCAATGCTTCGTGTGCTTTTTCAGTTAGAGCTTTTGATACTGAATCAAAAAATTTACTAGGTGATGTGAAATCAAAATCACTCATAATTTTACCCTTCCTTTCTTACTGTGATTTTTACCTTTGCAAACAACTTCTTAAGCTTAGGAATATCACTTTCAACTACGCCTGATAAATCATATTCGATAGGCTCTTTAATAGTTGCACCTGATACACCAATTTGCAATTTGTTCTCGATATACCGCCATACATCACCACCATACTCTTTATCGGCAGCTTTAATCATAGCTTCAGTAGGTGATACTTTAGCTTCAACATAGCGATAATCTTTAACGTCATCTTCCTTAACCGATTTACCATCAAGGATAGCCTGAAGCTTTTTAGCTGTATCAGGGTGATAACGAGTATAACCACTATTTAGCCAAGTGTTAGTACCACTATGAATCAACTCTCTACCGATTGCGGTTTCGATTTTAAACTCTTTCTTGCCGTATGGGTAGTTTAGGTATGAAATGTACTTGTCATCAATCTTAGTGATAAAGATTCCATCAGGTGAACTAGATGCACCCATATAGACGAACATATTAGGTTTAAGTGCCATAGAGACACCATTAAGACCTCTCACGCCTGAACCAGTAATAGCTTGGAAACGAGATTCATCAATAATATCTTCTGAAAAGATGGTACGCATTTTTCCTTTGAAACCTGCAGAATCCCATAGGTCAGAAGCTTCTTTAGAATATCTATCCAAGTTTTTAGACCTACGTAACTTATCAAACTCATCATCAAGTTTTTTGACTGATGCAGTTTGCTTTGGTGTCCATGCACTTGCTTCATCAAGAGATTCATTAACAGCAGCCTCAGAACCGTTCAACTGGAAGATTAAGTTATTAATAACCTTTAAAGTCTGCTCATCAGATAATTTATCAACAACCTGTTCAGCAATATTAACACCTAGACCTCTACCACTTAACCCTGTTCCCATACCAATAAAACCTTTAAGCTTTTTGCGGAAATTAAGCATACCTTTCTTGGATACTGTTTTAGGTGTGCCAAAGTCAGCTTTGATGTCTCGTACTTTCCAAATACCACGTGTATCACCTGCGGTAGTTAATAAGTCATGAAATGCATCAATCGACTTTTTAGCCCATCCTTTAGTCTGAACTACCTTAACTGTTTTAGATACAACATCAACAGCTTCATCTAAAACACTAAAGTTACTAACCGCATCATGCGCCTTAGCATCCAAAACAGATTTAACCTGTTCATGCAATTTATGTGGACTACCTAAGCAGTCAGTTAAATCAATTTTAAGCATGTTTATCTCCAAAACCTATACATAGTATTTATACATTACAAAAAGCTGCTCACGTGGCGATTACGCATCTTCATCTTCTACGCCTATGCCATTCTTCTTGTCTTCTTCAATCTCTTTATCCATTTCCTTAATTTCATCATCAGACATCATAAGAATATTCTTCTTAACATAGCTTGATGAGAAATACTTGCCAACATATTCATCAATATTACGCAATGACTCTAAACGTGTTGCCATAACTTCAGCAGCTTTCATTTCAGTGAAATGTGAATCACTATTAAATATATAATGAACATCAGCAAGTAGTTCGGCAACCTCTTCAGCGGTCATGATGTTTTTATATACCAACTGACGTTTTAGTGTCTCAGAAAACAGGTTAGCAAACTTCTTACGTAGCTTGGCAATATACTTACCAAATTTGATTTCGTCACGTGTAATCTCATTCGAACCACCAAGACTAAATGCTGATTCAGTTTCCATACGTGATGCAGGAATTTTAAGTGCTCTATACAACTTCTTATTGAAGTATAAAACATCATCCATTTCACCTAAGTTCGTAGCTGCAGGTAATGTATCAATTTCGGTGGTATTAGAGCCATTTTTACGTGGAATGAAGATATCTTCAACCATAGACTTAATATGCACGTTATCTTTAACAGAACCACTCTTAGAATCATAAGCAGTTTTGTTCTTATGATTAGAGATAACAGAGTTCATATACTGTTCTGCACGCTTCTTAGGTAGGTTACCAATGTCAATATAGAACACACGTCTTTCAGGTGCTCTTGTGATACGGTAAACAACAACCGAATCTTCCAATGCAACCAACTGATTGAAAGGACGAATAATAGTATGTAGATGTGAAATGATGGTCTTGCCATCTTCGCTCAAAAGACCGCTATGATTATAAACAATAGCTTGTTGGTCAATCTTTAATGCTTTGTTCTGACTTGATAATTTACTAGCAGGGTCATTGTATACAAAATAGGTCTTAATCTCAGATACTTCTTCAACACCCGAAGATGCATTCTTAACCTTGATTGCATCAGATACTTTAGTGATATGGGATGGATGCAATTTACGCATTTCCACAATACCATCACCAGTCTTATCTTTATTAACCATGGCATGATAGTAAAGCTTTCCGTCAACAAACCATTGTCTGAAAAGTTCATCACCAACTTGGTTAAATTTTAATAGTCTCAATACCGTTTCGAACTCATCTTTAACTTTCTCTTTAATGGAATCTGAAAGTTCTGTTTCGCTTAGGTCGATTTCAACTGGTGATGCATTCTGCTCAAATACGATAGCATCATTAATAATCTCATCTAAAGCAATATCGACATCAGAATTACCTGCCATTTCACGATATTTCTTGATAAGGTCACCATTAGTCTTAAACTTAGGGTCTAGGTCATAACCAATGGTATACGTACCGCCAGCAGAAATAGAACCATCTGAAGTATCAGGCTCAGCAAATGACTTAACTTTTTTATCAATTTCAGGCTCTATAGGCTTTTTGTTGAAAGAGTATCCAAATATTTCCATATGAGTATTTATGCAATAAAAAATGGGTGCTTAAATCAATAAGCACCCAAATTATTATAGCGTTCTATCCCATACAGTATAGGATAGAGTTACAGTGTACTCTTCAATTGTATCTACACTTTCAAATGACAAGTCGACTTGACCAACTTCCAATGGGAAGCAATCAACAAGTTCATATTCAGCAATAACAGTACCATTGTTACCAAACTGCGTAACGATAGCATTATGTAGTGATTCTTTGAAAGATGCTGGACCAGTATTAGTCCGATGACCATTGATAAAGTTAGACCAATCTTCTAACTGTTTCTTAATTACCATTGATTCATCATTCATAATGGTAATAGTCCAATCTTGGAAAGTTCTATCACCAGGGATTTTCTGTTTACGACCTTGGAAAGGAACTTCAATCACACCCAATGTAGAAGGCGGCAATGAAGCACCCTTACATAGGAATTTGATATTCTCATCCAATAGGCTCGGGAATGTTACTTCGAATAAAGTCGGTCTTGCGAAAGCCGATACTGAAGCACGAAAAGCATCAATTGACATTATATTTTACCTCTTTTAAATAATAAATATAGTTAAGTGTTATATTGCTATTTATACATAT